GTCTGCAGGCATCATAATGTTCATTTCAATTTTCAGGAAAAGGAATGATGGAAAATAAAATGCTATGTCCAAATTGTGGGAAAAATCCGGCAAGCAAATGCAGACACCTGATTAAATACGGAGGATATGGTGACCCCGTAGAATATGATTGTAATTTCTGGTGGGATGATACCTTGGTTGGTGATAATACACCATCTTGCGAAGAATGTCCTCTCGCTTGGTGTGATGAGTGTAGGGAATACGCACTTGCCAATTGGTATGCAGCAATGCAAGCGGCGATTTATATGGCTAAAACGGAGTGAAAGGAGGAGGCAATGATACTCAAAATCAAGGACAAAGATGAAAATTGGTGGTTCTATGATGGCATTGTGTGGGTTACAATTTCATCCAAAAGGGAAATGAAGGCACACTCCTTCGATAGCGGGGATACGTGTACATTTTTTGAACCCTATGAAACCAGGAACGGAAAGTTTTTGGCGAGGCATGTCATGATAAAGACGGAAAATGGTGATATACGGAACTTTGAAATTGCTGTGGATGCTTGGATTTTGAATGACAATGGCAAGGTCATCACTGCGATATGACGAAAGGAGGAAAAAACGATGGAGTGGGAAGACGTCGAAAATGCAAGGATTGAAGCGGCAAGGTTTTTGAAAAAGGTGGCAGAGTTGGAAAACAAGGTGAACAGGCGTAAGCGGACGGTGGGCAAGGATGGGGTTGACGGCATCTTTTTCTTCGGATGCAAGGAGACTGCCGCAGTGAAAAGGGCGTCACTTGATTTGAGCAGGGCTTTAACGGAACTTCGCAGACGGAGGTGAGTGCATGCCCCGTATAGATGATTTTGAGGACAAGGGACGATATAGGCGTATCCGAAACGCCTATTTCAAGAAGAGGGACGGACGGCGCATTCTCGAGTTGCAGAAACTTTCGGAGGATGTTGATTACGCCTTCGTGCTGCTCGAAAGCATCAGCAGGAGAACAAAGGAACCCTCCATGGTCTCGGTTCCATTAAGGAACCTTTCGATGAGACTCTTTTACATGAACAATCGTAAGTATTTCCGGACAGACAATGCAATCATCAGAAATCTTGCCAACATTCACCATTTGCACCCCGATAGAGTGAGGGCAATCGTGTTTCATAAAGAGATTCCCGATTTGTGGTATATCAAGCAGGAAAAGGGGGGATTTGAAGAGAAGTAGTACATCAAAAAATAGTGTATTCCATATATAGATTGTGAGCCTCTTTGCACTTGTTTATATTTGTTGAAGGCGAAACATGTTTGGAAGGAGTGGTGGTAAAAGTGGCAAAGAGGCGAAAATACGGGGTTCAGCGGGAACACGAGAAGTGGATTCAGCGTCCGTATTGTAGGGCTTTTCCGTTTCGTCAGCAAACACTGAAATCATCGGTGGACGAGCTACGGGAAGCCCTTCGTGTTGTTGAACAGAAAAAGGGCAAACCCATTTTTGAGCACTTCATAGAAGCCGCCTATGAAGACAATTCCGTATTGACTGCATTGATGAAAAAGTTGATTCCCGATTTGAAGCAACTTGATGCCTTCTTGGAAATGAGAGGGCATTTCTCGTTTGAGGGCATGACGGACGAGGAGTTGGAGGAATATATCAATGAGCTTGCCGACAACGACAAATAAACACGTTCTGTCTTCCCGGGACAAAAAGTTTCTGCTTGCTTTAGCTCTACGTGAAAAACGAATCAGGCAAGCAAGAAACAGTTTTTGGCATTTTTGTAAATTGATGGCACCCGATTTCTATCAGGAGGGCAGGGTGCATTTAGAGTATTTGTGTGAAACGTTACAAATGCTCTATGAGGGCAAGCTTGGTGGCTACAAAATTCAGCACAGTTACATCGAGCAACCTTTCAGAAAACTGGCTGTCATGATGCCTCCCCGTTTCGGGAAAACGAGAACATTGATTTTGTTCTGTCAGTGGATTCTCGGCATCAACCCCACAGAGCGCATTATCGTGGCATCATATAATGATAATACGGCGAGCGATTTCTCCCGGTACGTGAGAGATGGAATTCGGATGGAGAGGAACAGTCCGTTGGATATCGTTTACAGCGACATTTTTCCCTGGTCGAAAATCAAGGAGGGTTATTCCTCATTCGAGAAATGGGCGTTGGAAGGGCAGTATTTCTCGTATCTCGGCGCAGGCATAGGAGGCTCGGTTACGGGAAAAGGGGCAACGGTTCTGATTGTTGATGACCCGATTAAAGATGCTGAAACTGCATTCAACGACAATGCCCTTGAGAAGATTTGGAGATGGTACACCGGCACCCTCCTTTCAAGACGTGAAAGACATGCTATCGAAATCATCAACATGACCAGGTGGAGCAGCAACGATTTGGTTGGCAGGCTGATGGAAACTCCGCAATGGAAGGAGTGGTATCATATCACGTTGCAGGCAAGAGACAATGAGTCCGGGGAGATGCTATGTCCCGACATCATGGATGAAGAGACCTATAAACGAGCAAGGTCCTCCATGGACCCGCTGGTTTTCATGGCGAATTATCACCAGGTCACCCTTGACGTGGAGGGGCGGTTGTACAAGAAACTGAAGACCTATAGAAAACTGCGGGTGCGATATGAGGCATACGGGGACCACATAAAACGTTTCCCGGAGGATTTTCTCATTGACAGAGTCATAGCATACGTGGACACGGCAGATGAGGGAAACGACTATCTTTGTGCAATCGTCGGTGCTGAATATAACGGGGAGTTACATATCATTGATGTTCTGTACACGAAAGAGAGCATGGAGGTGACGGAGCGAAAGGTTGCTGAAATGCTTTGCAGGCACAAGGTGAATTTGTGCAAGATAGAAAGCAACAATGGGGGCAGGGGATTTGCGAGAAACGTCCAAAAAATCATTGCAGAGGAATTTGAGAAGGAAAGCAAGTACATAGAAACCTTGCCCGAGAAAAAGCAAAAATACTACAATAGGAAATGGCATAGGGTGGCGATTTCGTGGTTCCATCAAACGGACAACAAGAAAGCACGGATATTGTCAAATTCCTCATACGTCACCCAGCACGTTTATTTCCCATTCAATTGGAATGAGAAGTGGCCGGAGTTTTACAAGGCGATAAACACTTATCTCCGGGATGGCAAGAACAAGCACGATGATGCTCCTGATGCTTTGACGGGGCTTGTTGAGATGGTTGTGAAGGGAGCACCGAGAGCTCGTGTGATAGATGTGTCTGCTAAATCATGAAAGGCTGACCCATGAGAATCCTTGGTTTCGACATCACGAAGGCGGCAAAGTCCAACAAGTATTGGCGAAACATCATTTGGAAGTGGTTTTTCGGGAGGGAATGGGTTTCATCGAGTGACCAAAAATCGCTGTTGGAGGCATATCAATCGTGGGTTTACGTTTGTGCCTCTCGCAATGCCACGGTTTTCGCCACCGTTCCGTTACGCTTGTATGTGGCAAAACAGGAGAAGAATGAAGATTTACTGACTGAGACGATGTCGGTGCCGATTGAGAAGCAAATCAAGTTGAGAAATCGATATGTGCATAACCCGGTCATCAAGACCGCCGTTGAAATCGAAGAGGTTGTAGAGCATCCGCTGATTGACCTGACCACACAAGTCAACGATTTCATGAACCACACAGATTTGATGGAGCTGACTGATTTGCACTTGGAATTGACGGGCAATGCCTATTGGTATCTCGTTCCCGGTCCTCTCGGCGTTCCGATTGAGATTTGGCCGTTGCCTCCCGAGAAAATGAGGGTTGTCCCGGACCCGGAGAAGTTCATCAGTCACTACGTTTTCATCACTTCCTACGGGAGCAAGGTGAAATTTGAACGGGACGAAATCATACATTTCAAGTGGCCGAATCCCCGGGACCCGTATTACGGGATGAGTCCTCTTCAGGCGGTTGCGTCGATGTACAACATCAACTATAGCATGAACGAGTACGAAAAAGCGATGTTCACAAACAATGCCCGGCCTGAAGGATTCTTCTACACCGACCAGGAAATAGATGACATCACATTCGAGCGATTGAAGACGGAAATCGTCGAGATGTGGCAGGGTATCAAGAACGTTGGCAAGACGGGGTTGCTCGATAGGAACGTGAAATTCGAGAAGGTCAATTGGTCTCCCCGTGATTTGGCGTTTTTGCAAGGCAGGAAATGGAGTAAAGCAGAGATATTCGAGGCATACGATACGCCAATCGGGTTGTTTGATGAGAAAGCGAATAGAGCGAATGCAGAGGCTGCTCAATACACCTACATGAAATTCGGGATTGCTCCCCGATTGAGGCGCTTCGAGGAGAAACTGAATGAGCGGCTTGTTCCCCGATACGATGACCGGTTGTTTGTTGCATTCGATGAGATAGTGCCGGAGGACAAGGAATTCAGGTTGAAGGAAGACACCGAGCTGTTCAAGATAGGCGTCAAGACCATCAACGAAATCAGGACGGAACGTGGTTTGGGGGACATTGCGGGAGGAGACAGCACTTTCCTGCCGCAAACGTTTTTGCCGTTGTTGTCGGCTGGGCAAAATGAAGATGCTACTGATGAAATCATCGAAGAGCTCGCCGATGAGATAGTGGAACGTGTCATCGATGAGTTGAATGTGTGATAGAGGAAAATGTCGATGTTGATTTCGGAGCTGAATTACAGGCAGTTGCTTGAACGCAAAGCGAAACTGTCCGCCTTGGTAGCGAAGAGACTTTTGGAATTGCGGGCGCAAAAGCTTTCGTATAAAACATCCATTGCCTCTATCACTGAAGTCACGTTTGAGCTCCGGAAGGACATTTGGTATCGATTTCTTTATCAAACGGAACCGCTGATAGAATCGCTTGAAAGGGAGCTACAGGAGCTTTTCGAAAAACAGTTGACCGAAGTGTTGCGTAACGTCGAGAAACACCCGCCAGAGCGGAAATCGGGGCAAAAATTGACTCCTGACCAGCAACGTTTCATCAATTTGTGGATGTTTGACAGAAGGGCATGGGAAAACGAGTTTGCCGAGACGATTGAAACGAATGTTTCCGGTGGTGTTTATGTCGGTGGCACGAATGCTTTACAGCAACTTGACACTCCCGTCACCTTCACCACCACCGAAAGGGAGGTCATCAGGTTCATCGAGGACATGAAATATAACGTCCCGAAACAGGTCAATGATTTCACCAATGAGTTGTTGAAAAGAAACTTTGTGGAGGCATTGACAAACGGGGAATCAATCGCCGATGTCACCCGGCGTGTTGAAAACGTCATGCAGTTCTGCACAAGAACGAGAGCTCGCAGAATTGCACAGACCACCATGATTGCGGCGGTCAACAAGGGGGCGATGGAAGGGAACAGGCAGAGTGGTGTTGTATGGGGAACGCAATGGATTGGTGCGTTGGATGAGCGCATTCGTCCCGACCATGAAAGGCTGACCGTGAATCAGACGGCGGTGCCTCTCGGTAAGAGATTCCCGATTGTGAATTTAGAATATCCCGGTGACCCGTCGGGGGCACCCGAGCAAATCATCAATTGCAGATGTACCACGAAACCACTGACGGAAAAACCGACATAATACCAGCAAATGGAGGCTGATTATGCTACTTGTAACGCAAAAAATGAAATTCGTTGATGCTTTTCCGGACGGGCTGATTGTTTACGACCCGGAGGAAAAGAAAAAAGTTGATGTGCTTGAGAAGTATCAACTTGACGAAGGTGTCGAATTTATCAGGAAGGGCATCACCCCGAGTGACCTGAAATTTGAAGAAGGGGAAAGGGCGGTCATCGCCTATATCACTACGAACACGAAAGACAGAGACAATGAGATTGTGGAACCAAGCGGGGCGTTGCTTGATGACTATCGAAAGAATCCTATCGTCCTGTTTGGGCACAACTACCGGGATTTGCCTATCGGGAAGAACCTTTGGATTAAGGCGGACAAGAAAGGGCTGATTGCAAAAACGCAATATGCCAATCATGACATTGCCGATAGAATTTATCAGTATCGAAAAGACGGCTTTCCCATGGCGCAGTCCATTGGATTCATCCCGGTTGTCGTCGAGGATTACGATGAAAATCATGACGAATGGAGAAAAAACGGGGTCCGGCGGAGATACAAAAAGTGGATTCTGCTCGAGTATTCGGACGTTCCCGTTCCGTCGAATCCTGATGCTTTGCAAATCGCCGTTTCAAAGGGGCTTGTTCCCGCCGAGAAAATCAACGACTACGTGATTGTTCCCGTTGACCTTTCGGAAATGGAGAAGGGCGTTATCCCGTTTCATGACTACGGCATTGCCCCGGAAGATACGGCGTGGGATGCGGCTGCTGAAGTGAGGCAGGCGGATGTCGAGACGTTGAAGAAAATGTGTGCATGGTTTGCCGGTGACGGGGAGAACAAGGGTGACTACAAGCTCCCACATCACAAAGCAAGTGGGGGAAATCCCGCGGTTTGGCGTGGTGTCGCCGCAGCGATGGCGGCGCTGCTCGGGGCGCGTGGCGGCGTCCAAATTCCCGATTCCGATAGGAAAGGGGTTTACAATCACCTTGCGAAACATTACAGGCAGTTTGACAAGGAGGTCCCGGAATTCAAGGAATATACCGAGGAAGAGCTGAAGGAAATGTTTGATTTCTTGGACGAGAATGACATCACGGGGAAAGAGGAAGATGAGCTCGATTTGGAAGGTCTGTCGGAACATGACATCAGTCAGGTGAAAGCACTGATTGAAACGTTGAAGACTACAAAACCCGGTTGGGATGAGACAAATACGTCCTTCAGGTATCGGGTGCGAAATCCGGACTTGTTTGTCGATGGAAGTTTCCGAACCGTGCCGATTAAAAGGGACAAACCCCGCGTCAACGCTGTGATGGGAAAATTGAAGGAGGACCAGCAGAAGATGGTCATTCAATCCTTGATTTTCCCAAAGGAAGATGAGTGGACGATGGAAAAGGCGAAGCAATGGTTGAGTGAACATGGGGACCTTTTGAAGGAGGTGGTTGACGGTGTGGTGAAAGAGATCATGGAGATGTTTTACGTTCCGGATGAGGAAAAAGTCGGCAGGGTTTTGTCGAGCAAGAACAAGGAAATCATCAAGAGAGCTGTTTCGGCGATGCAAGAGGCGGTTTCGGCACTTGAGGCTTTGCTCGCTTCGGTTGAAAGTGATGACAACCCCGATGATGAAAAGGCTGTTGTCGTTGAGCTTGATGATACACCGAATCCACACACAAGGGAAGTTGCCGATGTGGATGAGAAAATGATTTCCGATGTGGTAGCGAAGGAAATCAGGGAAATGACAAAGGAGGTGGTAAAGGGCGCTTTGCAGAGGACTATACTTCGCATGAAAGGGCGAGTTGTTACTGGAGATGCTTGAGAGGTATCAGGTAACAAGGGATAAAATGACAATTTGAAATCATAATCAGAGGAGATGTAGGAAATGGCGAAAGTAATGACCAAAGAAGAACTTGAAAAGCTCATCAAGGAGCAGGTTGAAGAGACTCTTAAGGCTCACAATCAGGAAATGACGGACACGATAGAGGGGCAAATGAAAGAGTTGATTCAGGAGGCCCTGAAAGATTTTGGCAAGGAGCGGAAAAAGACACCTTTCGATACGGGTGAAGAGGACCCGACGGGTGGATTTTCGAGCTTCGCTGAGTTTGCCAAAGCGGTGTACGATGCGGGGGAAGGGCTCACGAATCCGTCCCCGAAACTGAAGACATGGCTTGAGAAGAGCACGGCGATTGCGAAGGCGGCCGGTTCACCTTCGCAGAGCATCGGCAGTCTTCAGGCCGGCGGGGCATTGATTCCTCCCGAGTTTTCGAGGACCGCACTGACGAGAGCGAAGGAACGTTCCGCTATCTTGTCGAAGGCACGAATCATTCCGATGGCTTCGAATGTCATCGAAGTTCCGTATTTGATGGACTTTGACAATTCTCAAGGCAAGGTCGCCGGAAACGTCAAGTTCAGGTGGGTGTCGGAAAACGAGCAGGCTACGGGAAGCCAGCTTCAGTGGAAGATGATTGAGTTGAGACTGCGGGAGGCCAATGCGTTGGTGTATGTTCCTAAAAGAATGATGGAATTTTCTCCTGTCTCGATTGAGCCTTTCATCACGACCGCTGTTGATGAAGCTCTCGATTTGGCACTGTCTGATTCCTTCATCAACGGAACCGGAGCCGGGCAGCCTTTGGGCATTCTGAATGCTGATTGTCTCGTGACCGTTGACAAGGAGACGGGACAGTCGGCAAATACTCTCGTTTACGAAAACACGCTCAACATGCTTGCCCGATTCTACGGCAAGACGGGTGAATGGTATGCGTCGAGAACTATCATTCCGCAACTGGGGGTGATGCAGGTCACCGTTGGAACCGGTGGTTCCGCCGTGTTCATAGCGGGTGGTGCGGGTGGCAATGCGACCGGACCCTTCCCGGCACAGTTGCATGGAGCTCCCCTTGTTTACGAGCCGGTCATGCCGTCGCTCGGCACAAAGGGAGACCTGGTGCTCTGTGATTGGTCCCAGTATCTTGTGGGCGAATATACGGGTGCCTCTGGATTGCAGACTTCGGAAAGTGCCCACATCAAGTTTGACTATCGTCAGCATGCTTTCCAATTCACGTTCTACATCGATGGTCAGCCTTGGTGGCCGCAGGCATACAAGCCGAAGAACGGGGATTCGAGGAGTCCGTTTGTTGCAATCGAGACCCGGTCGTGATTGTTGAGTGATTGAGTCATTGATGAAATCAAAAAAGGAGGCTAAATTATGTTTGGACAGGAATTGGTTCAGAACATGGGGATTGTTCCGATTCCCGCTCAGGACCTTGATGATGCTGCTGTGAAGAGCGAATGGATTTCGCTGAGAAATTACGGTCATGCCACCGTTGTCATCAATGTTGGTGACACTGCAGGAGGCACGTTCACCGTCACTTTTCAAGAGGCGAAGGATAACAGCGGTACCGGTGCGCAAACCCTTTCCTACGGGAAATACTACGCAACCGGGCAGAGGCTGAAAATCGGTTCCGTGTCGGGAAAGTTCTCGGAGGGTGAAACCATCACCGGCGGCACGAGCGGCCTCACCGCTTACGTCTATGCAATCTCAAATGACGAGCTGCTTGTCATTCCTCTGACCGGAGGGACGACTTGGACTGATGGCGAAACCATCACCGGTGGGACCAGCGGGGCGACTGCTGTGGTCAGCGGCACCGGTCAGGATGAGGACATTCTGCTTGACAGAACGTGCTCCTCGACCTTCACCGTTCCCGCCGTCACTTTCAAGACGTATGTCATTGAAGTTGACGCCGAGGATTTGACGGTTGAAGACGGTTACGACCATTTCCGAGTGTGTCTGTCCGACCCGGGAGCGGCTACGCTGGCCGGCGGATTTGTCATTCTGTCCGGTGCAAGGCAGAAGGGTCTGCCGATGCCTTCGGCGATTGGCGCACAAAAAATAAGTGCCACAAATACGTAATCTAAAAACGGAGGAGTGAAAAATGGCACTGTACAAATTGCAAAGGGACTGGAAGCATTTCAGTGCTGGTCAAATCATTGACATCAGTGCTCCCTCTGCCTTGGAGGCTATGAAAGGGGATGCTGACGGTCCTATTGGAGTGCCTTATGTCGAAGAGAAAAAGGTGGTAACCGAAACCGAAAGGGAAACAAGGGGGAGGACTTCAAAATCTAAAAGGTCTTCGAGAAAGCGAGTTTCGAGGAAGACGAAAGCGGGGAGTCCTCCCGCTACAAAAAGGAGGAGCTGATGAAAATCATTCTGACAGACGAATGGATGAACCGCAAAAAGGGAACGGTCATGAATTTGACCGAACCGATGGCGCTGTCTTTGATTAGCAGGGGAGTGGCAAAAGCATTCGTTGAGAAAACGGGTGTCAAGCGCCTTGTGAAAACAAGGATGGTCGAAACTGCTCCCGTAGAGAAATAAGGAGGTTGTAAATGGGAACTAAAACGCCTTTATTTGTGAGACGGGCGGTCGGAGGCATGTTTACCGTTGTGGATGAACGTTTGGGCTCCGGAAATATTTACTGGGTCCATAACACTGGGACGGATTCACCCGGGAATGGCAGCAACCCCGACTCTCCTCTCGCCACGATTGATTATGCTATCGGTCTTTGTACCGCAAATCAAGGGGATGTGATTTATGTGCTCCCCGGACATGAGGAAACGGTTACATCAGCAATCACTTGCGATGTCGCCGGTGTGTCGATTGTCGGGATTGGAGAAGGTTTGTTGAGACCGAAGGTGACCGGGAACGGGACGATTGACGTTTTCAATGTCACTGCGGCGAATGTGCGAATTGAGAACATTCAGTTTCCGGCACCTGAAACCGACAATCAAACGTCCGACATCAACATTGCCGCCGCCGGGTGTGTGGTGAGAAACACTTATCATATCGGTTCGCAGACGGCGAAAAACAAGACCGACATCATCACCATCACGGCAGCAGGAAATGACTTCCTTATCGATGGTGTCCGAGTTTACAACACCACCGTTGATTGTGTCTCCGCAATTTCGATAGAGGGGGCATGTGCAAGGGGTGAAATCAGAAATTGCAACATTCAGGGAACCTTCAGCACTGCGGCATTGATGGATGAGGATACGGCAACTCTGCTTTACATTCATGATTGTATTTTCAAGAACACGAAGGCGGGGGTTGCATGTGTCAGTTTCTCCAACAATTCAACCGGGGTGACCAGCAAGTGCTTCATTTCGGGCAGACATACGACGCTCGCCAGCAACTTTGCGACCGGTACCGGGATGGATTGTCATGAGACAAGGGTTGTTGAGGAGGCTGGAGTCAACGGTGCTGTGATTCCTGTGGCGGATACTGATTGATGAGTTTCCTCATTTTTCATCATTCCCCTTGGTGAAAAGGGAGGGTCCTTTTAAGGTGGAGACCATTGTTGATTGCTCTTCTGCGCAAAAGAAGGGACCCTCCCATAAAAAAGGAGTTTTGGAATGAAAAATAAAATCGTTTACATAGCGTTGATTCTCGCTGTGTTGAGTCTCGGGTTTTCACTACAATCGTCATACAAATACTTCGTCGGCGATTCCTCCGGGACGAAACCCACACTGCTGTCCCGGGACGTCGGGAGCAAGCTGTATGAGACCGATACGGGCATGACCTACATTTGGGATGGGTCCGAATGGACGGAGGATTTCAGCGACATCACGTTTGCTCTGAAGGAGACACTTTTCGGGCGTTATTATTTCTGCTCAAGCTCGGACACGCTCGCCAACGGGGACACCCTTTACGTTGCATTCGTAGCTCCTGATTCCACAAAGTTGGCATCGGCGGTTATAAATTTGTTTTCCACCGGCGTTACTCACTTTGGATTTTACGAAGGTGCCTCCGTTTCAAACGGCGACACGTTGAGCACATTCAACGGTAACAGGAATTCGGCAAATACGGCGAGCTCTCTCGTGATTGATTCCCCTACCGTATCCTCTACGGGGACACTACTTGCAGAGCAGGCATGGGGCACCAATACGCATTTTTATTCAGTTGCGGGACAGGCCTCTCAAGACCAGAGGCTGCTGATGAACTTGGATTCCCCGTATTTGATAGAGGTCATTTCCGGTCCGGATGATAATTATTTGA